GCTTTCTGCCTTGACACCGCGTGACCATTGGTTATGGCCTACTAAGATCAATGGACCATTCTTAACTTCTCTACCCCAGTACACTTGAGGATTGCCGTCCCATTTACGTCTTAGTGAAGTACTGCCTGGTTTTTCGTCAACTATTTCTTTAAAGTTATTCAACTGCTCTAATGTGCCTCGTTGACCTTTAAAGAAAACAAAATGTTCTGGGTGATTAAACGGACGTCCGTAACGATCCATGCTGTCGTCATCGACAGCAGTTTGTTTTTTGGCTTCTGTAAAAGCAAAAAGTTCTCTAAGTAGCATTATTTTTTACCAGTACTAAATTCTTCAGTACATTTCTTATAAAGTTCTAGACAAACTTTTTCTTGAACATCTTTAGGTAATTTAGATGGTAGTTTTTTAATTGGAAACTCTGCTGAATATGCTTTGTAAGCTTCGAGAGTAGCATTGCTGAATAGGCTACGGTTAGCCTTGCCAGTTTTCATAGCGGCTTTATGCTTGATTACCTGGGGATAAACATGCCGACGATACACATCGTCGTTGTTTTGCATATAAAACAACAGATCTTCAGCTATGTCAAAGCCTGTATCTTCCTGTTTTTTATTATTAAAGTGTAGATCTAAATCAATATTTTCTACTAGTTCGTTAATTCGCATGTTATAAGCCCGTAATTGCACAAAGACAATGTCTTAGTGTATTTATCTTAGGATAAAATCTACGACCAAACTATTTTTTAACAATAGTTTCTACTTTGTTAATGCTGCCACCCAGCATCATTTTAGCCATTAGTAGCTGTTTTTCGCCTTTAACGTAAAAATAGCTCCCGCCCCAGCTTACTGATCTAAGCAACTGACTCTTACAGCCTTTAGTTAGTTTAATCTTACTGTTAGCATCGGCCCACTCTACAAAGCTATCTTGTGGTTTATTACTTTTTCCTAAGGTAACTCTAAAATCAAAGTCAATTTTAGGCATTATAATAGTATTCATTTCAACAGTACCAGAAGGAATACTAATATATTTCACTCTTTCGGTATCTAATTTAGTTAATAGATCAATATCTTGACGATTGTTTGTATAGAAACTTATAAACGGGCTTTCAACTCTAATATTAAAATTTGACATTTTTAAAATAGCCTTGGCCAGTTTCATGCAATAGTCAAAATCTTCTGGGGTTTTAACTTTATTAAACGAATTTTTATGAGCACCGATACCGTTTTCTTTTATCTTATCTAACGCTTCACTGACATTTCTACCTCTAAACCAGCCCGCCGCCGGACATACCAGTACTGCCTTGTACTGGTATTGTCCTTGAAATAGACGTCTAGTTTCTTTAGTCAGCATTTTCTAAAACAGTCGTTGATATCAACGGAATTTTTGGAGTCTTACCTCTAGATGATAGGAATAACTTGTCGTCTGCTATAGTAATAGTTAACCATCCGCCAAGTTTTAAATCTCCAAACAACATCATTTTAGCAAGGTCGCGTTTAATCTCTTTGTCAATCACACGCTGTAATGGACGAGCTCCCATCTTGCTATCGAATCCTTTGTCAATCAACCACTCAACTGCATCTTTATCAATCTTGATACGAACGCCTTTTTCTTTGACCTGTTCCTTAAGTTCATCAATAAACTTAGTAACGATCTTAGTCATGGTAGATTTTTCAAGTTTGTTAAAAGTAATAATGCCGTCTAAACGATTACGGAACTCTGGCGTAAAAAACTTTTTAAGATCAGTATCGGCATATTCTTTTTCTTGCTTACCAAAACCAATGTTATTCTTTTCAGCACTTTGAGCACCAGCATTTGTAGTAAGGATTAATAGTAAATTCCTACAGTCTGCTTGCTTTCCGTTTGATCCAGTAATAAAACCGTTATCCATCATTTGTAAAAGTACAGTTGTTACATCTGGATGTGATTTTTCAACTTCGTCAAATAATAAAACAGCATTTGGGTTTTCTTGAATCTGTGTAATTAGTTGTCCAGCATTTTCTTCAAATCCAACATATCCCGGAGGACTACCGATCAGCTTAGAGATACTATGCTTCTCTTGATATTCTGACATATCAAATCGTAGTAACTTAACTCCTAAGTGTTTTGCAAGTGACTTAGCAGTTTCAGTCTTACCACAACCAGTTGGCCCCATAAACACAAACGACCCAACTGGTTTGTTGTCAGGTTTTAATCCGGCTCTGGCTACTATGATCTTATCAACTACTTCTTGCACTGCAAGATCTTGACCAAACACTTCATCCTGTAGACGAGCTTGTAACGTAACAAGCCCGTCACTTTCCTGTTCCGCTACTACTTCTTCTGGAATTTGAATCATCTTTGACAACTCGTATTCAATTTCTTTAGCACCAACTACTCGTTCATCGGCTAGCTTTAAATTAAATCTAGAACATGCACAGTCAATAAGGTCAATTGCTTTATCAGGTAATTTCTTATCTGCCTGATATCGTACACTTAACTTAATTGCAATTTGTAATGCTTCGTCTTTAATCTTAACATTGTGATGTGTCTCATAGTATTTTTTAATACCTTTAAGAATCTGCAAGGTAACTTCTGTAGTTGGCTCATCAACAGTAATACGCTGGAATCTTCGCATTAGCGCACGATCTTTCTCAAAGTGCTTGCGATACTCTTCCCATGTAGTTGATGCAACTACTTTGATATTGCCTTTGCTTAGTGCAGGCTTCATCATATTGGCAAGGTCGTTTGCTGAGTTGCTTGCTGAACCTGCACCACTAATCATATGTGCTTCATCGATAAACAACACAGTCTTACCTTTCTTACTAAGACCTTTAAGCACTGCTTTAAAACGCTCTTCAAAATCTCCACGATACTTACTGCCCGCAAGCATTGCACTAATATCTAAGTTAAAGACAGTATAATCTTTTAGAAAGTCTGGAACAGCACCTTTGACAATATTGTAAGCAAGGCCTTCTGCAATAGCAGTTTTACCAACACCAGGATCACCAACTAGGATAACGTTGTTTTTACTACGACGACCTAATGCTAGAGCAATATTTTCTAGCTCGTCAATGCGTCCAATTACCGGATCAACTGCTCCCTTCTTAACTGCATCATTAAGATTGGTAGTAAACGCTTTAAGAGCTTTAGTTCCAACTTGGTCTGGCAGCTCTTCTTCATCTGGTGATTCAGATACGTTGTTTAGATAATCTGCAAATTTATCTTTATCGATGCCTGCTTGTTGGATATAAAAGTATGCCCAAGAGCGTTTCTCACCAATAATTGATAGGAACACATCTGCAGGCTCAATCCGCTGCCTGCCGTTGAACAATACTTGTGTGAACGCACGATTAAGAACACGTTCAACGCTTTGTGTTTTCTTAGGTTTAACCACAACATCTTCTACTGTGATTTCTGCACATTTATTCTTTAGGTAGTGCTCAAGATTCTTTTTAATATAATCAGGATCACTTCCGTAGCCTTGTAGGCAGTTAGCAAATGACTCTTCGCATAGCATAGCAAACAACAAGTGTTCTATTGTTAAATATTCATGTCTTTGTTGTCTTGCACTTTCGATAGCTTTTTCAAAAACTGCTTGGAGACTGTCGCTTGGTTCTACCATATATTTCCTTTATCTATGATTAATTTCGTGATCGATTAATTTTAATTTTTCAATCAGTGCCGGATCTGTTATCTCTGGTGTTTTAATTCTAATTTCAGCAACTAATCTCCCACGCATAGCGTTGTTAACGTTTGCAAAACCGTGACCTAACACAGCATATTCAACACCAGTTTCAACCCCAGGTCTAACGTCTATAGCTATATGTTGTCCATTTATAGATACAACTGATTTTCTACAACCAATCATTGCTTCAATTGGACTTATATCTAAATGGGTATATAAATCGTTCCCTTCACGCCTAAACTTGGGATCTTGCATTACTAGTATTGTAACATTTAAATCTCCTCTTTGCAACTGAGGATGGCTATCATCACCTAATCCTTGATATCTAATAGTTGCACCGTGTTCAATACCGGGAGGTACATTAATAATAACACTTTGTAATCGACCACTAGGCAATTGGTAGCTGGCTTCCAATTGTTTACCAACGTAGCTATCTAATAGAGATATTTGACATTGTATATTTAAATCGCGATTTTTTCTAACTCGTTGCCTTCCGAATATATCTCCAAAAGGATGCTGTCCCCCAAACGGAGGAACCCCTCCAAACATATCCCCAAACGGATCAAACCCCTCACTAGAAGTAAATCTAAATTGACTACCTCCGCCATTGCGCATTTGATCGTATTCAGCTCGTTTTTGTTGATCGCTTAGGGTAGCATACGCACCTTGAATATCTTTAAATTTAGAATCGTTGCCCCCATTTCGGTCAGGATGATGTTTCATAGCCAAGCTTCGATAAGCCTGCTTGATTTCGTCCTGACTAGCAGTCGGGTCAATTCCTAAAGTTTTATATAAGTCTGTCATAGTCGTAAAAATAGGTCCAGTCTAATACAGTAATTATACTATCTTAGACCGAACCTGTCAATGTTTGAATGGTTTATTTCTTCTTTTTGTCTTCCGGAACTGCTGTGCCTTCGTGCTTTTTGTGTTTCTTAACTTCTTTGCAATCTTGCTTAGGTTTCTTAGTTTTTGGATCTATTACTGGTTTGCCATCTTTACCTTGAATGTCAACGCATACTTTTACAGTTTCTGCTTTTTTTTCTTCTGCTGCCTGTGCAGGGAATGCTAGAGCTAATGCTAGACCTGCTACAAAAATTAAATGTTTCATTTTGTTTTCCTTTATAGTTCTGGTTGATCTGGTTGCATAGGCATCGGTTTACCTGTGCTACTAGTCATTGGTTTTGCTGACGCAACTGGTGTTGTACCCCAACTGGGTGCTGGTGTAAAACTTGTTGACGGTGCTGGAGGTGCGCTTCCAAACCCGCCTCCGCCAAAGCTGTTTGGTGCTGTAGAACCAAAGCCCCCCGTCGGTGCACCAAATCCTGATTGAGGTGCGCTAGGTGCTGTAAACCCGCTCGATGGTAATTGTGCTCCGCCATTATTTGCTCCGTTAAGTTTTTCTTGTGTACGACCAAATGCCGCAATACCTAATACAGCACCCATTGCAATGTGGAATAACCCCGCACCTTGTAGTGTTAATGGATTCCATTGTGTAAGACCTGTGCCTACAGTAGTTTGTAATAGACTCCACAAGATTGGAAATATAACCATGTCCATGGTACATACCAGCATGTACATCCAGCCCATCATTGGACGCCATTTACTGTTCATCCAATCTTCTTTTTTCTTTTCGCTTTCGCTTTTAACTTCTTCGCTCATTTCCCGCTCCTATTTGTTGATTACTTTTTGGCAATCATTGTTTGAATTTTTTCCTGCATTGCCTTAGCCCAGAAAGGCTGAGGAAAATTCCATCCTACAAATGCTCCTACCGCTACCCATAATAAAATATCTAACATAGTGTTCTCCTTAGAACCAAAGGTATAAGCCGTTAAGACTTAATAATATTCCAAATCCTGCAACAACAAAACTACCCCAGAACATACCCATGCTAACTGCAAGAATACTTGCCGATAGCACAACGATAGCTAACTGATATGCTGTATTAGCATATGCAATCCAAGGACTAGATTTTTTAGCCACTTCACGCTCTGCTTCCATTGCTTTTGCTTTAACAGCAAGTTCTTTCTTGTCATCATCCATGCGTTCTTTTTCTGCCATGAACTCTGCTTTGATTTTTTGATCACTTGCTGTCTTAGCCGCAATCTCGTAGCTAACACCACGACCTGCTTTGGCTTGATACTGTGCCCATGTGTTGTTAGCACCTAGTGTATTGTTAAGAACTGTTGAACTTAACTTACCACCGTACCAACTGTTAACTGCTAACAACAACGCAAATACGGAAATAACCATACCTGCCTTGTCTTTTAGCTTGGCTTCACGCTCTGATCTTGATCCCACTGGAGGCTTTGGGGCGTCCGGATCTTTAGGTTGTTTGTTTACTAAATTTAATACTGAATCAATTAATGCCATTTACTTCGCTCCTACTTAATATACTAGTATTTATTGTGGATCCAATTTTAACAAATTTTGAATATATTGAGCTGTAAACTGTCGTCTAATCTCATTTACTCGCGGAATTCTATGTAATCTATGCATACTATACAACTCGTTAACAGTTTCCTCAGAAACCCCCATATTTCTAATTCCTGCATATCCTAACCACCCCTCGCCACCTTGCCCGTTTTTAGTTTCGATAAAATTCTGATGCATCTTTATCATTGTAAACGCTTCTTTCCTACTAAAATTCATGTTGTTGACCCAATAGGTCTTATTTTCTGTAGGAAACGTATAACCGTACTTTTCTGGATTTTTTTCAAAATGGCTCGACCAAATATTTTCGTATCCTGACACTGTATTCATAGTTAACGTATGAATTTTAATATTATGTAACGGGTAATCCGGATGTTCAATTTCTTTAAGCCAATTCTCGGCAGTCTCCCGTGTTTCGTATGGTAACCCTAAAATAAACTGAGAATCAATAATAGCATTGGGCATTTTTTCTTTAATTTTTGTTAAAGTATTAAAAATTTTATCCCTAGATATGCCTTTGCCTATGGCCTTTACTGATTCATAGTTCAACGATTCGATTCCAAAACTTATTCCACCGCACCCCATCTCGCTTAATAAGTCAATAGATTCTGGATGTGCATTTATTAAATCAAGTCGCATAAATGCAGAGAAGTTAATTCTAAATGGTAATTTTGAAAATACTGATTGATTAAGAATTTTTAATTTATCGATACTGTCGTTAAACGTATCATCTAAAAACCAATAATGAGTAGTACCAAATCTTTCGTAGTTTTCTTCTAGTTGTCGTCGTATAATAATTGGGTCTTTAAGATAATCTAATTTCTTTCGACCATTTAATGGATATGCACAAAACGCACAACTAAAAATGCATCCTCGAGCAATCTCCATAGGCAGTGCTTCACCTTGACCGACCATATCGTTATCATGCCAAGTAAATTGATGGTTGTTGTAGTCAAAACTACTAGCCTTGTGATCATGAGTAAGACTAATTGATCCGTCTGCGTTTTTAGTTACAGGTAAAAACGGATTCTTACCTTGACAATATCTGGTCCATTCTAACACCGTAGTATCGGCATATCCTTCGATAAAACAATCAATAAATTGTGGAACTCGACCAGTTCTTCCTAGTGGTGCTCTACCACCGCCTAACACAAATTTACAGTTAGGACTCCGAGCTTGTAAATAACTTTTAAGATCGTTTAACTCTTCAGGTTCAAAGATATATGTATTTTCAATTAATTTGTCAAGATCACCATATATTGAACTAATAGCGTATATTGAACTCTTTGGTTGTTTAATTTTAGTAAGCCAAGTTGAACTGAATCCAACCCACAGAGTATCTTCGTTTACAAAGTGTCCTAATACTCTTTTAACTACATCCAACCCCATGTTGGCAATCCACGGCCAACAATCAATTATTTGAACTGTGTATCCTGCTCGTCTAAGAACATTTGCTAATTGAAAAGCCCCAACTGGTCTCATATGAGCAGTTGCAAATGTTATACCTGCACATATTACTATATTTGCCATATTTTAAATTATCTTTTGTTGCAATTAAAATCCAAATAAGTTTCGTTTAGGTTCCGTTAAAAACTTTTCTGCAATAGAGGCTCCCTTTGCCCTTACATGAGCATCTGGACTGTGCAACATATCGTTGATTAATGCCGCTTTTGCCATCTGCTCCATTGTTTTATCTCTAGATACAGATTTTTCAACCTCTGGATTAGACATAACAGCACATCCTGACAACATTAGGGCTATAATAACGACTGCAATTTTCATTTTACACTCTCGTAAATACGTTTTTGTTCAAGATACCAGTCATTCCACCCGTCAACTTTTGCCGCACATTCGTAGTACATGCCGTAGTTTTGTACAACTACTTTTAACATCTCTGTGATAGCAACCTTGTCACCTTCTACTTTTCTAAGACTTTCGCATCGTTCTACCAATGCTTTAGGAACATCGGGGAATCGTTGGCTGACTGGAACAGGTGTAGAACAGGCAGTTAGAACTATAGCAAGACCTAAAATAATGTATTTCATTTCTTACCCTCCGCTGCCTTGTTCATCTCTGCGGCTTGATTGTGTATGTCGATAATCTCTTTAGGCACAGGGCACTGTTCTATATACTTGATGATCTCTTCTTTCTTTACAACTTCACGGTCAAGATATTGTGTAATGTATTCAGTCTT